CCTGCCCCTGCTCCAGGCGGTTGGCTGCATAGACCGCTGTACGCGGGCAGTCAATGTGGCGGAGAGCGGGACCAAATGCTAAAAACCGAAGTTCGCCGGGAAATCGTGGGTCCGGGGGTCAGGAACGCGGTTTTTGAGGGGCGGGCGAGGGGGGATGGCCGGGGATTTCAATGTGGCGGAGAATGGCGATTTTGGGTCATTTTCGACAAAGTCTCTCAAAAGATGGCGGAGACGGGCCGGGGCGTTAAGAAGTCGTTAAGGGGTATTTAATACTAGACTTATGATCGGGAAAATCACCCAAAACGGCCAAAAGCTGCGAAAGTTTTTTGCGAAACTCGAAAGTAGTTGCGAAAGTGTTTTTTCGATTTTTTCGATATGGACAAAAAATCCCTGGCCGGATTCCGGGGTTGGGTTTTCCGAAATCTCCGGTTACGCTATTAACTTGTCAATCAAATTGCGGCGGTCCGCACGGAAAGACACCGGATTTGACTGGTGACGGCGGACCTTATTTTTACCGCTGCCGGGGCAGCGGGTAGTTGACGATCATTTACTTTTTAACCGGTACGCTCCAGGCGGCCGGGCTTTCTTAGGATTGACAGCGAGTTACACTTGGGGCAGCGCGGCGGTCGATCTTCCCCGGGGAATTCACCGCCGCAAACCGGGCACTCCCAGAGGAGGACTGCCTGAGACGCCTTCATTTTCCTAAGCCTCCTCGCCCAGGAAGCCCGAAGCGATTGGCTGCGGCGACGATTAACGCCTGGTTTTTTATTGGCCTTCGCACGGTTCTCCCGCATCCGGACCACGATGCCAGGGTCGCGGCTTTGTTGCAATTGAACGTGACCTTTGCGGGTCACGGCGACGAGATTCGACGGATCATCATTGAGCGTGTTACCATCTTTGTGAACTATAAACATACCTTCGGGGACCGGGCCGTTGGCCTGCTGCCAATTGTGCCTGGCCAGGGGTATATACTTCTGGCTGTTCGGACCATGGCCCTGTATCTTGATATAGCGGTATTGATTGCCGCTCTTATCATTGTGGATCATAATGGAGCCGACCGGGCGATACTTTCGAGCGGCATTGCCACAGATGTGACCTTTTTGAAACTGAGTGGCGATTGAGCCGGGGTAAGAGATTCCTTTGCGGCCCTTGTTCCAGGCCGAATGACCTTTTTTGAACCGGTGTTTTTTGCCGCCGGCCGCAAGGTTTCTCTTGACAATCAGGAGCCATTCATCCATCGGAATTACGGATAGTATAGCCTTACTCATCACCTCATGGTTGCAATGGTATTCTTCCAGCAACGCGGTGACGGTTACCTCGCCCTCCCGTAGCCGCCGGGCGATCTTGGGCGAATCGGCCATTATCTTGTCATAGTTCGCATTTTTACATCTATTGCCTGTCATTTTTTTAGCTCCACTGAAACCAGCCGGCCACGGCCAGTATGGTAAATATCGCATCCCGAACCGCCAGACCCCACAGCCTGGCTCGAATATGATACCCCAGGCTGATCACGTTGCTAACGAACCACAACGGGAAACACCAGCGAATCCGCGAGTTGTTGAGTAGCACCCCACCAACCGCCAACACCGTAGCAACCCACTGCCCCCAGCTTACTATCCCCCATTGGGTGATTTTCTTACCAGTGGTTGTCATAATTTTGTTCATTCTTCCTCTTTTTTATTGCGTAAGGGTTAAGACCAGCGTGTCAGTGGTTTTGTTGTAAGAGCCAAAGGCCAGGCCTGTCGGCGGCGGAGGGGCAACGTGGACGCTGGCGGTGACCTCCTCTGGGTCGCCCTCGTGCAGGTTGCCGAGCGAATCGTAACAGGCGAAGGCACACACGTAATCGCCGCATTCGGTTACATCAACGTAATCCTCCACGATGGCCGTGCCGTGGCCCCAAGGGAAGTGACCCCAGGGCAGGTGGCCAAAGCCTGTGGGACCATCGGACCATGCGTGGCCCCAGGGGAAGTGACCCCAGGGTGCGTGGCCAAAGCCGTGGATGCCACGGCCGCCCGGGAACAGCGGTAACTGCCGGCCGGTTGCCGGGGTGGCCCAGTCGATGCCCGTACCACTTGCATTATCGGTGTGGAGCACGGCGTAATCGCCGGGTACGTAGCCGCTGGGCACTACAAACGATACTGTTATGCGGGCGGGCATATTGCCTCCAATATTCTTTTGCCAAGCCATTTAGCCACTGGCGCCGTCACTCCGTTTCCAACGATTCGTTCGCGAGCCGTGTGAGGTACTCCCTCAGTCCATCCAGTTGGCCATCCCTGCAGTCGTTCCCGCTCGGCATGTGACAGGCAGCGTAAGCCCCGCTGCGGTCCTTCGTAAACCAGAGTGTCGCGAAGATCCATTCTGTGCCGTCGCGTAGTAAGACATTGAAGCGGTGTCCCCAGCCGTTCGTCTTTCGCCAGCAACTTCTCTTCGCCAGTCCTTGCACGCCCCGAGCACTCATCGCACGCTCGGACAAACCGATCAAGGGTGTCTTGCTGATCGAATCCCACCACCCACTCACGTGATCGACGCTGACCTGTAACCGCTGCGGAGTTTGTCTTGACAATAATGCAACGGTATCCGAGCACTTCCAGTCCTTGTTGGAACTCCACAACATCAGGTGCAATAACATTTTCGCGGAGAACCCATTGTGGTTTGCATCTTGCCACCATTGCGAGAAAGTATCCAGACAGGTCCGGGTTGCTTGACCCATGAATTTTTCCAGCAACGCTTCGTACGGGGCAAGGGTCTCCACCCACAAGTCCATCGCAGGGTCCGATTTTGTTTCGCCTGATATCAGGGAACCTTTTTTGTAAAATAGCGATACAGTGTTTGTCATTTTCTACCTGCCAGGCACATTTCATGCCGGCGGCCTCCAGGCCCATATCGGCCCCGCCGCCACCGGTAAACAGGCTCCCAAACATAACTTTGCCGGTATTATCCATGTCATTTATTAATCGCTTTATATTGTCACCTGAGCGAACCGCAGGTCGCGGGTGATTAACTGGGTTTTTTGGGTTTCGGGAAAAAAAACGATTTGGCAGATCTCGGGATATATTTTTGCAGCGCCGTAAGAAGCGGATAAGTCATAGCTGCGACCTGTAATAGAGGCGATGGAATCGCCGAGCTTAAAAGGCATATCTCCGCTGCCATCGCCGAGCCAGAGCCGCTCGAGCGTAAACGAACCGCAGATGCTCATATCCTCATTCGCATCACGTATAGCGTTAAGGTGAGCATCGAAGGCGGGCGTTGGGTTGACGTCCCAGGCGGATAAATCACCGCCGTAATAAGTACTCGACTGGCAGCGGTGCATGATGCCGTACTTATCGGCGAGATTGTAGCAGGCAACCTGCTCGAAGGCCGAGCCGCTGTTGGCGGTGGGCGTGGCCCAGCGGGTGAGCCGCTGATCCATCTGGAGCGATGCGGTTACTCGCACGCGGGTCTTCCACTGGCCGGTCTTGAAGACGCGAGAGTTTAGCTTGTCATCGGCCAGGCTGGTATATAAGTTGAGCGGGATACCGTCGAGCGTGCCGCCGGAGATAACGGCGGCTGACTGGTCGGCAAGCTCGGCCAGGTTGGCCTCATCTATATAGATGCCCGCTTCTGAAGATAGTGAACTGATCGCGGCGGGGATGGATTGCCACGTGGCGCCGCTGTCGAATGAGAACTCGACTTTAATGGGGACGGAATTGAGCGAGTCTTTTTGCATGGTCAAAGGCTCAAGCAGTTGACGATCGAACGGGGCATAGAGCCGCCGGCCGGTTTCGTTGTCGAGAATATAATTGGCGTCGATGGTTGTTCCGAAATTGAACGGGACGCCGCGATCGTAGGGGGTCGGCGAGTAGCGGCCGGATTCGTTGAGCGACCAGCGGCGGCCGGCATCGCGGACGAACTGGCTGCCACGCGGGTGATATTTCTTGTAGTAGGTTTTTGAGTTAGGGTCGGTCATATACTGGATGTCGGCATCGTAAAAGAAAAGATTAGCGTTGGATTCGGAGGTGTCGGGGACCAGGTCGGCATCCTTCCAGGCCGGGACCAACTCGGCGGTGAGCTCGAAACGGTCGGGCGCACCGAGGCCGACGGGAGAGTTTACGATGGCGGAGATATCCTCGGCCAGGTCCATCGCCCAGAGCATCTTTGCGCCCTGAGCGACGGCAGCGGCGATTGATTCGCCTACTGCGGGTGCGTGGAGCGTGTGGAGGATGACCGGCTCGGATTCGCTGCGCGAATAAACCGAGGCGGCGCCGGGCTTGTAAAAGGTAAACATCGGGTTGCCAGCGACATCGTAATCCTCACGAAAAGTAAAGCCGATATTGCCGCAAACGCGATCGATAGCCGCCAGCGGTGACAGGCCGTCGATGCTGACCGATGAGGGGGACTGGTCGAAGCCGGGGTGGTCGAGGCCGGGGAGTGCGGAGGGATCATCAATTGGGAAAAGGTTGTAAACGGTATTATTGAGAGGTGAGAGGATGTACTCGATCATCTGCCGAGCGGTCCAGTCAACGGCCAAGTAGGGGGCGGAGAAGATAGGGGTCGCACAAAGGACCGTCTCATCATCATCTCCCAAAACATCAAGCAGGTCCGGGTCGCGGTTGGGTTGGCCGGCCTCGTTAAAGATGGTGCGCCTGCCGGTAAGCTCGGTATATGAGTAGTCCTGCTTTGGCTCCTGGGTTGGGGTACCGTAATTGGCGTAGTCGTCCGGGCCTCTCGCGGCCATACCGTAAAACGGGGTCGCAACGCTCAGCAGCCAGCGATGATCCTTGCACACGACGGCGTTGTGCTCGAAAGCGCCGCCCTTTTCGGTGCCGCCGGAAAAACTGGACAGGTAGCTTACCACGAACCCGGAAAAGATGATGGTCTGGGCTGCCGGGTCTGGCTCGGCGGTGCGGATGCGGATGCGATCGCACCATACGAGATTGTGCGATTCGTGCCAGCGGAGCGAGGGGAACCACAGCTTCGCTACGGACGGCCGTGCGCCGGCGTTAAGCTCGATGTGGTCAACCTTGGCGTCCCAGACGATCTGCCAGCTCGGCGGCGAGCCGTGGGCACGCTTGAACTCGACGATAAGCATCTGAGCGGTGCGGTCTAGTTGTAGTTGATCGTTGTACATTATTTTTTTTATCTGGATTCCCGCTTTCGCGGGAATGACACACTTGTGTTAAATCAACGAGCGGGCCTGGCATACGAAATCAACGTAAACATAACTGGCGGTCATGTGGAATGTCTTGCCCGTGTTGTCTGAAATAAGCCGGATGGAATCGAAGACTATAGAGTTGTATGTGGTACCCGCGAATGAATAATCGCCAGGCAGCCAGCCGGGCAGGTAGCTTAAGGCATTGATGCCGGTTTGCAACGTGGCCCGGGCGACGGCGTAGGAGGCCCCCGTTGCACGCAGGCGGCCGGATATGATCAGCGGATAGCCCCGCGTGCCCATCCACATGCCAAGCAGGCCGTTCGCACCGGGGAAGGCGGTGTAGTTGCGATGATGGATCCACGGCTGGGCGGCCACGCATATCTCAGAACCAAAAATATCTGTCAGGGCGGTTGCCATTTATTCGATTATCTTTTCGTTTTATTGTTTTACTGGATTCCCGCTTTCGCGGGAATGACATACTTATTGTTGTCAGGGCGGTTGCCATGTTTATCGGTCACCTAAAAGCAAACAGCAGGAAACCGCCTGCGGCGGAAGCCATTTTATGCTGGATTCGCTATCGCGGCTCTCCGCTTCACTCCGTGTCCCGCTTTCGCGGGAATGACATACTTATTGTTGTCAGGTCGGTTGCCATGTCTTATCGGTCACCTTTTAATTTTCAATGTCGCTGCGGCTGACACGGGGAGTGGGGTCAACGCCAGGCCGTGCGAAGATCATTTCGTTATGATAATTGATCGTGATCCCGGCCTGGTTTTCCAACGGTTCGAGCATCGCATTCGCCCTGCCAACCTTGGCAGGTGACATCGCTGCCAATCTTGGCTTCATGCTAAAAATAGACATTCCCATCTTGTCAATTTCTTCTTGTTTGTCCTCTGGAAGCCTGCCTTCGGCTATATCACGCCGCAACGCTTCATATCGCTGCCATAAAGGTTCCCATACTGTTTCATAGGAGATTTCTTCATCTTCAAGCCGGGTCATCGTCCCTCCCCTGTCCCCTTTGATACGTTTCCACTCCGCCTCACCGGCGTCTATTAAAGCCTGGCCCTTTTGTTCTTCCGGCGTGGCGGTTGCACGGGCACGCACAGCCTCGGCTTCTATCGCTTCGACCTGGCCTGGTGTGGTTTTATTCCATACATCCGCCTTGGCCTGAAATTGCGCTTCGGTGGTACGCATGAACCGTTCTTGCGACTCTTGAATGCGTGGCAATTGAGCGGGGCTGTAGATGGTTTTCAACTGGCCAACTTGTTCGGGGGAGATACCGGCATCCATAAGCTGCTGTTTGCTGGACCCGGCAACCCACTGGCCGAAGGCGGTTATCTGTTGATCGTAAGGCAGGTCGGCAAAGCCGCCGCCGATAGCCTTTGCTACCCCAGGTTGCAGTAGCATGGCGGAGGTCTGATCGGTCACAGAAGCGAATCGCTCGGAGGGCTTTAAAACACGCAGGGCGGATGCAAGCTGAGCCATAGCCATTTCCGGGCTTGCCCCGGCGCTAAGGGCGGGCATAATAGACTTGATAGCGACGGGCATGAAGGCATCAAAATCACCGACCCCGCTGATTTGCTGGGCGGTGGATAGCTGCTCTAACCGCCGCTGGGCTTCCTGCTCGGTTTTAACACCCATAGCGCCCAGGAGCTTAAATATATTGCCGAGAGAAGATGTGCTAACATCTCCTCTTTGAGTAAAGCCCGCAACGGAACCGGCGATGGCTAATTGCTCCGGGGTGAGCAATTGACCTGAAGTGCCAAAGGCGGCATGGGCGGAGACGGCGACACCCTCGGCGGCCTCGAACGAGCCGAGATTGCCGGCCGTCTGTATCTGTAAGATTTGCTTTCGTGCGGCTTCGACGCCGCCGGGCACACCCTGTACATCAGCCTGGTTTGCCAGCGACTTGGCGGCCTGGTCGAGAGATTTGGTGGATTCGACAAGTTCCTTTTGGGCTTCGGAGATTTTATCGATATAGTCGAGCCATTTTTGGAAGAAGGACCATAGACCGCTTATGCCGATGAAGCCCAGCAGGTAGCTCTTTAGCGAATTGACGGCGTTGCCGAGCAGGTTCATCTTGCCGGACGCACCCTCGGCATGGCCGCCGGCTTCGCTGACTTTTTTACCGGCGGAGTCGATCGCGTTGCCGTACTCATCGACCTTTTGCTTATCGGTCTCGGTAGTTATATGGACATTTATTTCTTTTGCCATTATTTAACTTTCAACTTTCAGACATCAGACTTCAGACTTCAGACTTCTAACCTCTAAGCGATTGTGATGATCTTGTTGGCGCCGGCGAGCGTTAACGGGGTGCCGGTTAAATTGGCCACATCGAATCTACCGGTGTGTTCGGTAAAGCCCAGGCCGCCGCCGCCGGAGGAGTCGAACGAATTGAAGTCCGCGTTGGCAATTGTGAGGGTCTTACTGGCCGCGCCCTGGCCCTGGCGGATTGACAGGACAAGGGCGGCGGGAGCTGCGACCGTCAGCCGCTGAGCCAGCAGGGTAGCGGTTGCGATGGAGGAATCCTGGAAGGTGATCGAGCCGGCGGCGGTCATGGCGTCCAGGTCGGCGTCAACGCAGGTGTAGCCGACATCGCCATCGTTGCACGCCTTGCTGAGCGGGATGGTGAGCGTGAAAGAAAAGGCGGTTACGTGGTAGATCGGCACGGCGGCGTGCAGTGCGGTGAGGATTCGAAGGCCGCCCCACGCGGCGGCAAGATAGCTGGGCTTGGCCTGGCCGTCGAGCAGCGCCCACATATCGGCGATACCCTTGGTCTCATCGGCCGCCCGGCACTCGAAGTCGTACGAGCAGACGGCGTAACCCTCCTTGGTTAAGGTGATGGTTACGTTGTGGATGACCGGCTTGGTTATGGTATGCTTTATGTAGCCGGTGGTCTCGGCGATCCCGGCCCGTCGTTCAAAAAAAACTTTCGTACCGACGGTCCCGGTCAGCAGGTCAACCGCGTGGACCCAGTCCTGGGTTACAATCGTGCCACGGACGAACTGGCACTCTTTATCCTTAACGGGCAGGGCTAGCCCGTCCGGGGTGGATTTGGCGATTACATCATAGCCGCTGTTTATTCGGGCGGTCATAACGCCGCCGACGTCAACTCCGTTAACGACTACGCCCTGCGGGGTCTTGACTCTTTGATTTACGGTAGCCATTGTTTAAACTCCTTTTTAAGCAGATAGTTAGCCGGTTCGGTCGGCGGTAAAGTTCATCTGGATTTGCCGGACTTTCGGCCGGTCGATTACTAACGTTGTGCCCTGGAATTTCAGGTCATCGCATTTAACGGTCGCATCGGACGGCCGCTCGTGATCGATCGCGGCGATAACGAGCTGCTCGATCTTATTTGTTCCGAGGTGGGTGGGATCGCCGAACCGGGCGACGCCCGGGCTTGTACTGATGACGCCGATGGCTACCGCGAATTCGAGCGGCTGTCGCAGGTCATCGCCGCCCTCGCGAAAGGCGTACTGGGGGACGTAGGCTACGAAGGCGAACGGCGCGTAACGGATAAACGCCTCGGCGCCGGATTGGTCGGCGGAGACCTGACCAGTCCACAGTTCGGCGGTCTTGAAGACCTTGTTGCCGGCCAGTGAAGAGCCGGAGTTGGTCAGGGCCGCGAGCGTGTCGGCGATCCATTGTTCGATAATCGAAGTTTCGCTGCCATCGTGCATTTTAGTTTACATCCTTTATCTCGGAGATCGAATCTTCAATGGCTTTGCCGATATCATCGAGCGATTCCATGACACCATCGTAAAGCGCGCCTGTGCCCTGGACGAATACGCTGGTGACCAGGACGAATAGCGGGCGGAACTTACCCCGCTTGCCGTTTCTGCGGCCAAACAGGAGCTGGCCTTTGCTCTCCACAAAAAAACCATCTTCCACCTGGCGGGGCGATGAGTATTTGGGGACGCCGGCGCCGGTGAGGTTCTCGCCGATCGGGATCGCAAGGAACCTGCCTGTTTTCGGGCGAATGGTCATCTGCTCATCGCCGAGCAGCCACTTGTATCGGTCAACTGTCGAGCCATCGGGTACGCCGACGACCAGGTGGAGAGGACCGGTCATCCAACTGGCAAGCTCGCGGGCCAGGCCGCCGCTGCGGCGTTTGAGCGACTGGCCGGAAAGGTAGTCGCGGGCGGTCTTGCCAACGGCGATCTTCCCGCCGGTCGCCATACCTTTGGAGGCAGCGGCCTCGATGTCGCGGCCGAGCGCGAGTAGCTCATCGCGGACGCGATTATATTCGGGGCCGAGTTGTATCGTAATCAGCATAACGGATGCTTTATGTAGTTGGCCAGGATATCCTGGACCATGGGTAATAATTGCATGGGCGACGATTTGGCGATTGAGCCGCCGGTGTAAGAGACGGCCGTAAGGCCGATATCATCTTTACGTTTGAAGATAAAACATGATTGCTCGATGGCCGCCTCACGCAGGTCGTTTGGCAGGGCGGTTTCCCCGACGCCCGGGACCTGGCCGGCAGGGCAATAGCCGCCGCGATATATGACCTGGATTGCATCATCGACCATCGGCCACGCGAGGCCGAGGCGGTAGAGGATGCCGGTGGATCCGCCGGTGATGAGGCGGTATTCGGTATTGGCGACCAGGGCGGCGGCGGAATCGAAAGCCCAGTCGATGGCGATCTTGACGCTCGCGATGGAGGCGGTTGGGTAATAGTTAAGCTGGAGCCGCGTACCGTAACCGCCGAAATATTCGGTTACATTGGCGGCGGTGATGATCAGCGGCCGGGCTATGTGCGATTCGAATACCGATGTGACAGATGTAATTATACGGCCGATGGTCTGGTCGTTATCGGTATCGGCGGCGGCGATGCCGAGCCGGTCCTTGACATCGGTCAGCGTCGCGAGCTTACCGGTCGAAGTGGTCGCTGTGAGCTGGGCGGTAGCGGTGGTATCTTTATCCCCGGCGCAGACGGCCCGAACACGAACGAACGCGGCCGACTCCGTGAAGGTCCCTACCGCCGCCTTGCCAGTAGAGATCGGGACGGCTGGGACGCCGGCGTGCTGATCGGTGAGGATGGTTGTACCACCATCGGAAGAGGTGTCGATCTGGATATCGGTAAGGTCGTCGGCGCTGCCGCCGCCGGCGTTGGCAATGGTCAGCGTAAAACCGCTGACAGCCTCAATATTGGTCCAGTCGATAAGCGTGGCGAGCGAATCGCCTACGGTTGCCGGGGCGGATGTCATTGCTACAAGCTCAGGCATAAGTGCTTTCCCTAATAAAATCAGAAGTCAGATATTAGTTTTATAACGCTTTTTTTCGGTAGTTAGCTCCCGGATGAAACTGTTTGTCCGCCGGCGTTGTCTGCATCTTCCGGCCCACTGTCGGCTGGGGCTGAGTTGTCGGCAGGGGCTTCGCTGACCGGTTCATCTTGTTTTGGCTGATCATCATATTTGGATAGCTCCTGTTTGGCCTGGTTGGCGGCCAGGCGGGCATCTTCGGCGGTTCTGGATTGCAGGTCAACTTCGGCCTCGGCGGCCATGTACAGACCGTTCAGCTTCATAGTCGTCAGCCTGGCGGTTTCCACTTGCTTGTTCAACTCTTCGAGCCTGGCGGTTTGCCTGGCAAAGCTGGCGATGGCTTTGTTGTTTGTTTTACCCGCGAGTTTAGTGACTGTATTCTCGCAATCACTTTGCTCTTCGAGCAGCGTTTTGTGGCTACTATATGCTGTGTGATATGCCTGCTTTGCATCGCAAGCGATCCTTACTGCGGTGGCGACCTTGTCGGCGGCGAGGATGGATTCCTGCTGGAGTCGCAGGAATGTTTGCTGGGCCTGCTCGCGGTCGCGGGCGGCCTGGTCAACGCCGGCCTCCCAGGGCGAGACGGCTGGCTCGTAAACATCCGCAGGCAAACTATCAAGAGCATCTTCGGTCACATCGCGAAGCTCACCCTTGAGGTACATATTGACGCCTTGGTTGCAGGTTTTCATGATTCTTATCCACATAGTTTTAGTCCTTTATTTCTTATCGTTTGATATATAGCGGTTTAACAAGAGTCACGGGGGACGCAGGTGCGTAGGATGCTCTGCGCCCCCGTGACATACAATTCAAATTACACGACGATCAGCTCGGTCAGACCCTGACCGGCGGCGTTTGCCGGGCCGTTGCCGTCGGGCCGCGAGAGTACGGCCTCGATGCACAAGTTGGCACCGTTGGTCCCGTCGCCGGCGTGCGGGACATTGACCTGCATGTACCTCTTGTGAGTTTTGGTCAGGTCAATATCGATCGCGAAAATTTTGTCATCTTCCGTGGCGGCAATCGCGTCCGCCAGGGCGGCGCCAGTAACGGCGGTGTAGGTGCCGCCGGTAGTGTCGCACTCCTCTACGTACGGGGCGGTGCCTTCGGCGGTTGAGCCGATGGCGGCGTCCAGGGTTCCCACGAGGAACTTAACGCGAAGATGGCCCCAGCCGGCGGTGTCAACGTAGGTGTTGCCGGCGAAGTCTCCGTTGTCCTTTAACTGCGGGGGCAGCAGTAAGGCGGATTTCGTTTGCTGTGTCTCGATCATTTCTGATATCTCCAAATAAAAGTAATGTTTTTTTAGTGACTTTTAACGACTGGTTAACCGGCCGTTAAACACTCATTTGTCAACCGCATCAAGATGCGGCGGTGATCAGGCCGCAGATCGGCCCGGCATTGGTCGTATCGCCGACCCCGTGAACGGTTGGGGCGACCCGCTCGGTGCCACGAATGCCGATCTGGTCCGAATCGAAGTATCGCTCGGTCGAGCGGGTGATAGTGATCTTTCTCCGGTCGCCCAGGTAAGACCCGAGCTTGAGATTGCCGAGAATCGAGCATATCTGGCTGTTGGCCTCAACCTTGGGCATGGCGGAGCAGAGGCGGACCGGGTAGCCCAGGAAGGTCCTCTGGCGGGTGACGGACCCGGTGAGAATCTCATTTGCGTTGACCCCGCCGGCGGCCAGGGCGAGCCGGACCATGACGCTGTAATAAATCTTGCGGGAATTGTACCACTTGAGATTAATGCCATCATCGGCATAGTCCGGGACGATGGAAAGAACATCCTCAAAGTTGGCCAGGGTCAGCTCACTGTAGAGGTTGCCGGCGCCGACAACGAGTGACTTAATGTTGGCGATGGTCGCAGATACCTTCAACAAGGCGCCGGTGATGCCTACGTGGCCAAAGTAGGTGCTGCTACCATCACCTGAAAATCCGCAGAGGTCTTCCTGCTTGGCGAACGCCATGCCGATCAGCGTGCCGATCAGCTCGCCTATGGCGATGGCCGAATCTTCGTTCAGTTCCGAATCGATGGCCGTCAGGGTGATCCATTTCTTGGCGTTCATCCCGACGGTCTGGAAGCCCGGATCGGAAAGGGTGGGGACGACGCCGGCGCCAGGACAATAAACAGTAAGGCCCGACGCGAGGTTGGGTGCGATGGCGCTGTCGGAGGCCATTGGGTACTCGATAGATTCCTGCCGGAAGATTCCGTATTTGTCGATCAGCAGGATAAGGTTGGGGATAAGCTCGGTGGGGACAAGAATGCCGCCGGTCGAGCCGACATCCTCGCCCATTGCCTTTTCATTTTTTTCGCAGAACTGTTTAAGTTCGACTCCATTGCTTTCCAGCGCAGCCTTGGCGGCCACGTGGCCACAGGAGGCCAGGACAAATAAGCCGGCCAGCCTGGCGGTGTCCAGGCTGCCCCAGACCCCGTTGTACGCCCCGTCCGGCGACTTAATGGCGGCAAAGCGGTTGGACCGGAGGTGCTTGATCTGGCTTTGCAGATCGTCGTTATACTTCTTGATCTGTTCTATCTCGGTTGTGGCGGTCTGGAGGGCCGCTTTATTCTGGGCCACTGAGTCGGCTATCGCATCGTCGATGGCTTTTCTAAGCTCACCCCTGGTAGCCAGGCCCTTGGCGGTGTCACGCAACATAAGTTCTATCTTTTGCTGTAGTTCTAGATCGGTCATGTCAATTATTCCTTTTTGTTTTTCGCGGGGTCGAATCCCAATCGCAACACGTGTTGCGATTACGATAATAAGTTGAACCCACTTTTGAGGTTACTAACTATTGTTTCTAACATTTTTTCCAACTGCCGCTCGGTTATGTCCTCATTGCCTGCAGGGACGGGCCGGTCGGGAGAGTCGCCGAGCATTAACTCTCTCGCAAGCTCGCCATGGTCATGGCAAAGGAGCGATTTGATTTCTTCGAGATCATCGTGAATCTGAATGATGGTTTCGTTCTCGTTAAGCCAGATGGTGATCTGGCCTTTGATTGCGTCGGCGACAGTATCGGCGACAGCCTTGACATCGAGCGGGGCGTTATCGTCGAGTATCCATCCTTTTTTGGCGAGTGCCTCGCGATTGGCCCCGATGAGGACGCAGGATATCTCGACCAGCTCGAGCTTGGTTATGATGAATATATGCCCGTTCTTCTCGGTCTGCTCTTCGTGCCCATCGAGCGGGATAAAGCCAATGGAGACCGCTCGCATGTGTTTGTCCCGGTACAATATCCAATACTCTTCCGCCAGTTCGGTCGTGGCGAAGATAAGGTCCATCTCGCAGATGTGCGCGGTAGCGCGGAAGGAGTCGGTATCCCACGAGCCGACCACGGGAGGCATCCCATTTTCAAGTTTGAGTTTGTGGCAGGCGGGGCAGATGGGATTTTTGGCGAAGTCCTTGATCGCCGCCGCGATAGCGGGCATCTCGATTCGCTCGTTGTCACGGTCGATTTTATCAGATGAGATAACGAATCGGATGGTGCGAGTTTCCGTATTGATGCCCTTCTCGGCAACGTAGCCCAGGAAGTGCCGAACATCTTTTGTGTTTAAAGGTTGCATTTTATATATCCTTTTTCGTTGGCTGGTTTTTGCGCATAAGATCGTACGAGTAAAATGTCATGGCCGGGTAGCGAGCCAGCCCGAGGCCCTTGCCATCTTCGATCGCCGCCGCGATCTCCAGGCAGCGACAGTTGGCGATGTTTTTCGCCGACCCGCTGGGATCGCCGGGGTAGGCGAGTGCCTCACCATCGACGAAAAATGGCTGATCGAGCGGGATGGGTTTGGCGTAGGTCGCCCCGGCGGCTTTGTGCGAGTCGCGGACATGGTCATCCCCGGAAGTGATCCAGGACTTGCCAGCGACCGTGGCGTGGCGGAATGATTCGTGCCGACCGGTATTGATCGCACCAGCGGTCTGGGTGCGGGCGATGGTCAGGGCACGGTCTCGAAATGCGTCGAATGTGCCCGCGACCCGGTCGGTAAGCTGGGCGAGAGACTCACCCTTATCCAGTCCCTCGGTTAACTGTTGGGCTACCCGGTCGCGGGTTATCTGATTGACCTTGGCGAGCCTGATGTTGGAGACAGTACGTTTGTAGCCGATACGCGATGATCGTTTGACCTGCTCAACGGCGGCATCAAACGCATCGCCGGCCAGGCCTGCCGATTCGGCCAGGCCCTGGCGGACGCCAAGCTCGGCTGCCCTGCCGTAAAAGGTATTATTGATAACACGCAGCTTACCATCTTCCACTCGCAGGTCAAAGACTACACGGGCGATGATCTCATTTGGATCGGCCTTGGTGGAGATGGCCTTTTGATTTTTAAGGGCAGCCTTCAGTTTGGCGGTGAGCAGCCGCTGCTGATGAACAAAGAATAAGCGGATGGCCGAATTATATTCACGCTCAAGTCCGGCCCAGGAGATTACCCAGTTTTTCCACAGGCGCAGCCGCTGCTGCTGGTCGGCTTTTTCGGTTTTCTGTTCGGTCAATAAACCCGCCAGCCCACGGGCTGTCTGCGAGTAGTCCTTGCCCTGATCTCCATCGCCGGTCTCATCTTCAACTTCGCCTTCAGGCAGCGAAGGGCTGAGGATACCTTCGGGTCCGGCCTCGGTGATGTAAGAGGCCGGGACCTGGCCCATGGGTATCCACCATTCATCGCCCCAGGGGATTTTGGCTACATCATAAGGCAGATCGTGGGCCTCGATGAGCTGATTGAGAGGGACGCCCGCCTGGGTGAACTTGAGGGTCTTTTCCGCCACCTCGCGGATGGACTCCTGTACGGTCGGATGCTGGTCGGTGTCAAACCAGAGGAATACCCTTTGCCGGCCGGCGATGGCTTTAGTCCTCGCGGCGCGGTAACAACTTTTTTTCGCGGGACTGGCGGGGCCGTGGTAGGTCTTGGCCGATAACGGAGTGACGCCGGGCGTGTCGGAGGCGTAGAAACGAGATAAGATGCCGCTGGCGATGTTGCCGGCGAAGAGCTGGCTTAGCGGGATGATCGTGTTAAAGATAAAGTCACGCTGGGCCGGGCCGTGGGCGTACTGGGCCTCGGTGACGAGCCCGACCAGCTCGGGCGGGACGGAGAATGTGGAGCATAACTTAAGGTCGGTCATCCGAGAGATTTCGGCGACCTGCATATCGACCATTTTTAACGCCATGGTTTTTACATCCATGCCGCCGGTGAGGATGACTGTGCGCTTGGTCTTGCGGGGGCCCCTGTGGCGGGAGTCGATAGTGGAGCGAACGAGGTTGACTTCTTCCGGCGTCGGCCGTCCGGGCATGGTAAGGATTAGGCCCGGCTCAGCTCCGTTCTGAAGAGCGGCTGAGTTGAACATGCTGGCGGCGTAACCGTAGTTGATCGATAGGCTGGCCGCATTGAGCGGGCCGAGGCCGTGGAACCGGCTGTAGGGATTGAAATTTTTCCACTGGTGGACCTCGTCGAGGTCAAAGACGGCTCGCTGGCCGCCTTGCCCGCGAAATTCCCAGCCGGTTAACTGGCCTGAATCGGAGCCGTTGGATGTTACTGGGTGCATCTGTGAGCCGGGTACGACCATGATCTCCTTCGGACGGCGGCCGTCCATCTCGGTGAACAGCCAGAAGACGTCACGGCCGAGGGCGTAGTGGCCGATGGTCGAGGTGACGAACTGCTCCCAACTCAGCCTTGGGTTGTCGAACAGCAGATTCCAGGCTGAGCCGGACTCGATGATCTTATCGTCAAAATCGGAGATTACGGGAAAGAGGCCCGCTATTCCATCGATGAGCTTGTTAACGCAGGCAAAGACCAACTCTACCTGGCTGTAAGGCCTGGTGGGGTTGTCGGCGGCTAGATCAGTATCGGATTCGTCCAGCCTATTGTCCCATGCGTAGGCCAACGCGGCGCCGAATGATTTGGTTATCCATGATTTTATTGTACTTTTAAAGGACATTTAATTTTCTCAGTTAAATTAAGATACATTCGGGGGTAACTGCCGGCTGCCAGGCGGCCTCGTTGCAACACGCGCATGCCCAAAACTCATCGGCGTGACCTTCGTCCGTTTGGGCCGCATCGTAACGGACGTTGCCGGAAATCGTGACGGTTTTGCGAATCGAATGGAAGCTCTCCCTGATCTGCGGATCGTCCGGGACGCGGATAAGTTTATCCTCAAACCGGCCGAGAGTGATGGAGGCCAGGTGCTCCTTAACGGTCGAAGTGAATTTGATTTTCTCAACGCGATGCTCGCCAAATTCTTTTTGCAGCGACTCGACGAGCATGTCGCCAATTCCCGTGGCGTCGATACAAGCGCGGGCGATGTTGCGATTAAGCAGCAGGTCGCTTGCGACCTTGAGCTGGACATGATAAGGGGTTTTTTTGAGCCGGATGATCTTGCGGGCGATGAGTACATCGCCGGCCAGCTCGGCGATCCAGAATACGGTCAGGTGCTTTTCGCGACCGATATCGCCGCCCAGGTAATAAGTGCGCTGGCCCACGGCGTGGGGGATAAGGTCGCGCAGGCAGTCGGGACTTTCGCACGATTGATACGTGTCGTAAGAAATAAGCGTACTGGCGGCGGCCGAGGGGACGCACATATATTCCTGGTTAAAGGCATCTTCGCTTCGGCAGCGTGCCCGGCAGTCGGCCAGGAACTCCCGGCGAACAGCCGGGTCGATGTGGTCGAGCTTGCGTATCTTTTCGGCCAGGCCCTGCTCGACCGCTACGGTGATCGGGGTAAGATGATAAGACCAGTTGAGCGTTTTTAACTCGCGGGCGGTAGCCAGGCCGTCGGCTATCTTGCGGGCCTTCTTAACGAGATTGTCAAACTCGGAGCCCTCGCCGTTGCGAGTGGTGAGTATCTTGATATCATAGCCCCATGTGGTCGCGGGCAGGGCGGCGTCAAGCATCAAACCGGGCGAGTCGTGCCAGTCGAACTCGTCCAGGCAAACATCGCCACCCTTCGAACGGAACCGGCGGGGATTGCTGCTCATGCAATTGATTCGCGAACCGTTGGGGAACTCGACTACGTAGTTGTTGTATTTATAGCCTTTGTCATCTTCAAGAGATTCGGTGAACTCTTTGACGACGGTCTCTATCAGCTCGCACCATTGACGACAGTACGCGGCGAACTCCATAGCGGCCGATTCATCGGCACTGCTAAACCAGTAGTCGCGGCGGTGGTCGATCTTGTTACGCAAACCGCAGGCGGAGTAAGATTCAGCGTAGGTGGCGCCGATACGACGTGACTTGTCCCATAGCTTGCTGGCAGAGCCATCCTGTATCCAGGCCCGCTGGTAAGGGAGGAAGTATTTATTTGATAACAATAAGTCGGTCACGTTGCGGCGACTCCTAAATGAGCGTCAACGATCTCCTGGATTAATTTGCGATCAACTCCCGCCTTAGTGAGTTTTTGTTTCGTACTGGCGGCGGCGGCTTTGGCCCTGGCGGCGGTCCGGTCCTGGAGGTATTTATCAGCCGTGATAGACACGTAAGCACAGTCCTTACAGGTTTTGGCAAGCTCGGATATCTGCTTTGGCGTAAGGTCATTGGATATCGCCAGCTCGATGGCCTGGGCGGTGATCAGCTCAACCACTGCTTTTTGCGTCTCGCTTGGCGTTTGATCATCGAGGGTAGTCATAATGTTTCGCACTATGACTCCCTTGTGCTTCATCATCCCCAACACGACGAACGGCTGAGCCCAGCGGCCTATCGCGGACTCAGAGATGTTATGACCTTTTTGCACACAATAAGCGGCCAGGTCCTCGTAACGCGGCTTGCCCTGTCGCTCGCCCGGCCCGTCGAAATCCGGCGGCCACTGGCCATCCACGACCATGCGGACCAATATATCACGCAGGTCGGCGGGCAGTGTGTCAATAGTGCTATGCGATCTTCTTTTTGCCATGATGGTTTTATATTTCCAAAGCCGGGTCGGTCATGGTACCCTCGGCGATCTCCTTGCCCCTGTCCGTCAAGATGACGACCTTCTCGTCAAAAGAAACCATGCCGCCGATCTTGTCATCGATGAACGCGATGTAGTTTTTTTGCTTCAGGTAAAAAATATCTTTGAGGAAAAGCTGTTTATCGTAAGTTGGATCGCCGCACAATGTGCGATATAGCGTGTCGAGCCGGACGGGCGTGGGGTAAAAGTGGCCGAGGTTGAATACAACCATGCCTCGCTGTTGTTTGATCTTAATCGCTTGCAGTGATTTATCCATTGTTGTTGCCTTTCTGGAATTTGGCCGCTATTTGGCTGGCGATCTGGCCGCAGATATCCGGCAGCTTCTCGATGATCGTGAGTTGGCCTTCCATTCGGTTTAGGATGGATGTAACGGTCTTTAGCTCGCTGCGTGAGACGGCCTCGCCACGAACCCAATCTTCCTTTGAGACCGTAGTACGATTGCAATCAACTTTGCAGTCGGAGATTCGCTGGGTTATCTTTTTTAACTCATTTTCGGATTCAGCGATACGGCTGTCCTGCTGATCGATTCGCTGGCTGAAAACAGCCAGGCCCTGTTTGATGGACCGCAAGTAGATTATTATCATGCCGCCGATTATTGACAGTAAGAAGTTGACGATAATGTCCCAACTCATTTGGTTTTCCATAGGGCTCCTTGATGTTCCTTGCTTAAAAGTTTACGGTTTATGCAAATTCAACTAGGCCTCCGGGGCCAGGGCTACCGGGACCACGGGCGTCGGCTGGACGATAACAATCTGTCGCTTGATCGGGATACGCTCGGCGTTGACGAGCAGCTCGGTTTGAGGCGATTGAACGGACGTTTGAGCGGCCTTGAATGTGTTTAGCTCGGCGGTTTTGCCTTGATCGCGGAGGTATTGAGCAAGTAGCTCGTTGCCCTGGACTACCTCCTTTAATGCATCGCTCTTCTGGCGGGCCAGGGCGATCCAGTCGATGAGCTTCTTGCCGCCGATACCGGCGCCGCCAAAACCGAGGGCGATGATTAGCTGTGATGCGAGCGAGAGGCCGCCCTCGGCGGCGTTAAACACATCCTGGGCGGCCGGCCGACGGGCCGCATCGGCGGCGGCCTGAGCGGCGGTAGTATCGTAGTCGGCGATCTCGGGGGTTTGAGGCATACCGCTATAAGCAAGCGAGGCGGCGGTGCCCACAACTATTTGTTTGGCGGCCTCGGAGCCGGGCTCCAGCCCTAAGTCGGCGGCGGACCGGGCGGCCTGGTGAGTGGCAAAGGCGAGCTGCTTTTGCGATTCGGTGGGGGCAAACCGTAGGCCGCCGCAGCCGGGCAGGGTAAACGCCAGGGCCGTGAAGATACAAAGGGATAACAACGCGGGAAAGATTTGGCGGGATGGATTGATGTTCATAGTTATGGTTCCTTCCATAATCAGGTGACTTAACAGGCTTCCGAGCCTATTGTTTTTTTTTGGCGTTAGACCTTACGATTGTGATATTGGCAGGACACTCCAAAATGATTCTGATAAACGAACAACGGTCGCTCGGATGTAATTGTATCGATCCGATAGCGGTCGGGTGTCCTGGCACTCCAAGGAAAACTTTTTCGTGTTTGTATAGCGTAAGTGTAAGCCGTTTGGTTCGCATGATATGTACCTCCATGTACGTTTACTCAGTCAGCCCGGTCCGCCGGGCCGATTTTAAGCATGGAGGCGGGCGCAAAAAAAGCCCGCCACCGGTATCAAAGAGTCTCGGTCAACGGGCTGATTAAGCACGTTTGTGGAGATGCAACTCCACGGGAATTTTATCAAACAAACACAGGATATAAATAAGCCGCCGATTTCGCAAGGGGAAAAATGGGAATTTGTAAAAAAAATGTTTGTGGTAACGCATTGCAAAATAAGGAGTTATGATGTGAGTCGAAAAAAATATGTAATTTTTGCAAAAAAACAGCTTGACAAGCTATGCGATATATCGTATAGTATTATATAGTGATAGTTAAGCGTTGAAACAAAAACAAAAACGAATGGAGAAAAAAAATGAAAGCCAGGAAAAACAAAAAACACCGACTGGGAAACTTTACGGGCAGGCAGGCATACAAACAACTGATCAATAATGATTTGGATTGGTACATAGTGCAATACACCGATGGCTCTTTTGATTGCACACATCGGACGGGCCTGTCTAGCATACTTGAGTGCGGAGCCGACCCGGCAGATTATGATATCTCGGAGTTGTATCAATGTTGGAACGGCCAGGCACTGGGTGAGTGCCCGTGGTAGTTGCCGTTAACCTTGGGGTCGCGTCGTCTGCGGTCCCGAACTTGTGTTAGTGATTGAAACAAAAACAAAATTGAATGGAGAAAAAAAATGCGCAATCACACCACTCTCCGCCAGGCGGTCCTGGCGGAGCTTGCCAGGCGTAAAGAGCAGGGCAAGCAGCCCGCTACGGTTAGCGGGCTGGCCCGGGCCATGCACAATGAGGGGCACATGGCAGCCAGCACCGTACACTACTGGCTGCGCGGCCAGGGGCGGATCAGCGATGATAAGGTCGATGCGATTTTTAAAAACCTTGGGCTGCAAGTTAAAAGATAGCGATAAACACCATCCATTGGCGGGGATAGAGGAGGTTGTCGTTTAGCTTTTCTTGGAGGGGCTATCTCTTTTTTTTAGGTAAAAGGTGATCTCGGCCAGATGATTGATTATCGAACCGAAAGCGAACAGGACCATAGAGAGCGAGAATGCAAAAAAGAAAAAGATGCCCGACAGGCCCAATGCAAGAAGAATGCCGGCAATTAAAATGATCACGGCGAGTAGGTGGAACCAGTTGCCGGGTGAGGCAGCGGATAAACGGTTGAGCCCGGGGACGGTGTTGAAGTGAAGACAGCGAGGGCAGGGGTAGAGTTTGCCAGCAAGGGATTCGGGGGCATTTATTACCCCGTTGCATCGCTCACACAAGAACTTGATTTTGGGGGAGTTATCAGATGGGGGCACGGTTGGGTGGAGGATACTGTCAGGGTTGGGGACCTTTTCGTGCAACTTACATTTAGGGCACTGGATGGCCTGGCCGGCCATAGAATCGGGGGCCTCAAGGGGTTCTGAGCACTTGGTGCATCTGAAGTTTATCAATAGATTTTCCCCGGGAAATTGGGGTTTATATTTGGCAGGCCGACGGCCTTGCGGGCGGCCTCGACGGAGCGATAGTCGGCGATGAGCCGATCCCGGGCATCGAGGGTCTCCAAGAGGGTAAGGAGATATTCCCGCCAGGGTGAAGGGGCATCATGGGCCTGTTGCCTGATATTATCGATAACTTGTGAATCCATTAGTCTAAATTATCCTCAAAAAACGCTTTACATCAAGTTTTATTTTGGTATTATCTTTAACATACGGGCGGAACCGACTGAGGTCCAATGGGGACACGTCAAACCTAAACCTGGAGTTTCCAAATAGTTAGAGGTGTCGTTATGGATTCTCAAGTGCATTTTTCTGCTAATATAAGTCTAATTGGAATCGAGACAATCATTCTGGATTATGCCCGTTATAATTCAAAAATACTCAATCCTTTTGACCTTGCTTACTCTTTTGGTGTTTCGCAAGGGCTTGGCCAGCTTTACGGCCATCCTCAATCCTTGTGTCCACAATCTGATGAATAAGCTCAATAAAAGCTATTTCGGATAGTGACCGGTTCATAAGTCGTGCTTGAATTTCTTCCGGAAGGCTTGTCCATAGTCGAACGGCGGCCGCTAATGCTGATTTTTTTACCTGCCCACGGGTGTCCGCTTGACTTGTAAAAGCATCGACTATTTCAGAATCCATCATTCCGCCTAAATTTTTTTTGGAAATTTTCTGCTGCATAACATCATTTTTAACAATAACTTACGGGTATTCAAAAACATTCCGCTATATTTTTCTGTAGAATAATATTGACAAACGCCGAAATCTCCTGTATATTTCTGTATTAGACAAGTGTAAACTACAGTAATTAGGAGTTTCAGATATGCCAAACATTTATGTCACTGACACAACTCGCAAAAAGTTGAATTATTTAACGCGGATCGAAAGACGATCATTAAGCCTTCAGATTGACTTCCTTTGCGACGCGAGGCTGAAACAGTTAGATATCCAGAAACAGGATAACCCGTTAAATAATGCCAACATCCAAAAGTCTCAGTCAGCGACTGGCTGATGTTTATAAATAGGAGCAACTGCCATGAACGATCGACATATAGTAGCCGTACAATTTCAAGCCGACCAAATCACCTGGATGCAGAAGGTTGCTAAGGAGACGTTCAGGATGCGTG